GCCAAAGATTGGCTTCAAGACTCGTTACGGTCTAGTTGCTAACCCATTTGCTGAAGGCACAGACCAAGGTTTAGGCGCTCTAACAACACAGAGCAACAACTACTATCGCGGATTTAGAATTGCGAACCTGATGTGAGTTAGAACCACTAACTTTATAATAACTATAAAGTGGATTGAGGGAGAAGAAATTCTCCCTCTTTTTTTGTCTTATAAATACACATATGACAGCACTCAACAGAAACCCAATAAATCCAAATTCAATTCAACCTAACAAGTTTACGTTGAATTTTCCACGTGCGCCGAATCTACAATATTTTTCTCAAACAATTTCTTTACCTGGTATCTCTACATCAGAGATTCCGGTGTATAACCCATTTGTTGAGTTATATGCGCCTGGTGAGAAAACAATTTATGATGTACTAAACATTACATTTATTGTTGATGCTGAAATGTTAGCTTGGTTAGAAGTTCATAATTGGCTTCGTGCAATGACTTTTCCAACCGAATACGCAGAGTATCAAAATTTAGGTAAACTTTCTCAGTTTACCACAACACAAGCATCACCGACACCACAATATGCAGATGGTTCTGTAACACTTCTTTCTGCATCAAATAAACCATACTATCGATTTAACTTCAAAGATTTATTTCCTATTTCAATTTCTGGTTTTATTGTATCTTCCACTGATACTCCAGAATCAATTGTCACAGCAGATGCAACTTTCAGATTTACCTATTATGATGTAGAAAAATTATTTTAAATGTGATATACTCCTAATACGGAGGTAGACTATGAGCAAACTTGACGAACTATTACAAATGTGGGCAACGGATTCTATTATTGATAGAACCGAACCAGGTAAAGCACTGATTGATATCCCAAAGCTTCATTCGAAGTATCTAAACATTCTTTCTTCACATAGGCTATTAGCTAAAGAAGCGGAATTTCAATACAATAAATGGCGTAAACTGAAGTGGGAATATTACACTGGTAAACTTGACAGTGAAGAATTGAAACAGCGTGGTTGGGATCCATTTCCTTACACCATCAAATCAGAGATCAATACATACTTAGAAGCAGATGAAGATATCAATAAGTATCTTGCTCGGAAACTGTTACATGAAGAAACTGTGGAAGTATGCCAAGCAATTCTAAAAGAACTGAACAATAGAACATGGGAGCTCCGATCATTTATTGATTGGGAGAAATTTATTCAAGGTGTTTGATTTAATTTTACGAAAGCAAAACGAAGCGTTCATAAGAATTGATTGTGAGAAGAGTGTTGCTTATGAACTCTCTTCTTACTTTGAATTCTTTGTTCCTGGCTATCAGTTCATGCCTGCATTTAAGAATCGTCTTTGGGATGGTAAGGTAAGACTTTTTGATTTGCGTTCGCATACAATCTATTCTGGATTGTTACCATACATTGAGAAGTTTTGTAAAGAAAGAGAATATAAGTTTGATGTTGATTCAGCAATCACTGCAACAGAGAACTTTTCAGCAGTAGAAGCTAAAGAGTTTATAGATCGTCTTGAACTGCACAAAACCATTATAACAGAGGGTGCAAGAGACTATCAAGTAAAAGCATTCATTTCTGCCGTTAGAAATAGAAGAATGTTGTTATTATCACCGACTGGTTCAGGTAAGTCACTGATTCTGTATCTCATCTTGAGATATGTACAGCATAAGAAACACAAAAAAGGTCTATTGATTGTTCCGACAACATCACTTGTAGAACAGATGTATTCCGATTTTTCTTCTTATGGTTACGATTCAGAGAAGTATTGCCATCGTCAATATTCTGGTAAAGACAAGAACACAGATAAGTTTCTTACGATCACCACATGGCAATCAATCTATAAAAATCCACCAGAATACTTTGAACAGTTTGACTTTGTATTTGGTGATGAAGCACACCAATTCAAAGCAAAGTCTCTGACTACTATCATGTCTGGATTGAAGAATGCATCTTATAGAATTGGATGCACAGGTACAATTGATGATACGCAAACACACAAACTTGTGCTAGAAGGATTGTTTGGACCAGTTTATCAGTCAACAACAACTGCTAAACTTATTGAAGATAAGATGTTAGCTGATTTTAGAATCAAGTGTTTGATACTCAAATACTCTGAAGATATCTGCAAACAATCACGTGGATGGGACTATCAAAAAGAAATAGAATACATAGTAAGTAGTAAAGCACGAAATGAATTCATACGCAATCTTGTAGTATCACTAGAAGGTAATACACTTGTTTTGTTCAATCTTGTAGAGAAGCATGGTAAACAATTATATAAAATTATTAAAGAAAAAGCTGATAATCGCCATGTTTTCTTTGTGTATGGTGGAACAGATGTTGAAGTCCGCGAACAAGTTCGTGAAATTACAGAAAAGCAAAGTGATGCAATCATCGTCGCTTCTTACGGCACTTTTAGTACCGGTGTCAATATACGGAATTTGCATAATGTCGTATTTGCTTCTCCGAGCAAATCCCGGGTAAGAAACTTACAGTCAATCGGTAGAGGCTTACGTATCGGAGACAACAAAAAAGAAGCGGTACTCTTTGATATAGCAGACGATTTTCGTGTAGGTAAACATGTGAATTTTACATTGAAACATTTTGCATCCCGTGTTACAATATATGATGAAGAGAAGTTCAAATATAAATTCTACAACATAGAGGTCAAAAATGCATAACATAAAACTAATAAGAATGCAAACTGGCGAAGATATTGTGGCTTCTATGCATGAGGAAGAAAATTCTGATATGATTCAATTGATTGATCCTATGCGTTTAGTGTTCCGTAGAATGCCCACAGGTCAAACTGTAATGATGATGATGCCCTGGTTGCCGGTTGAACTTATCAAAGAAAATTCTGCACATGTTTATTCAACGGATATCATTACGATTGTTGAACCCAAAGAATCAATGATTCGATACTACGACAAAATTGTAGAGAAAGTCACTGAAGACATGTTGGATGCTGATAACAAGTTAGATCAATTGTTAGAAGAACAAGAAGACGATGAAGATAGTGAAGAAGAGATTTATCAAGAAATTCTTCAACAAGTTCAGGAAGTAAAAAACAAAAAACTGCATTAAAAGGATTATTTTGTTATGTCAAAAGTGGTGACATTTGTTGTACCCAGCAGTGCTGCACAAGCATATCAGGCACTTGCAAATAAGTATTCTGCTATTGAACCTCCAACATGGGCATTGCTTCTTGCTAATGCTGTTCGTGTTGCTGGTCATGATCCTTGCATCTTAGACTTTGACGCTGAACCAACAAGCGTTGAAGATGCAGCAGAAAAGATTGCAAGCACAAAAACTGATATAGCAGTCTTTGTTCTTTACGGACAAAATCCAAACTCAGGCACCACGATGATGATTGGTGCATCAAAACTAGCAAAGCAACTCAAAGCATCACATCCTAATATCAAAATTGCTTTTATTGGTTCACACGCATCTGCTTTACCACACCAGACAATTAGTTTTCCATTTGTTGATTTTGTATTCATCAATGAAGGTGTTTATGGTTTGTTAGATTTACTTCAAACGAACCTGGAAGATGAGTTGCACAAAGTATCCAGTTTAGTATTTAAGAAAAATGGTTTTGCAGTGAATGGTGCACCAGGCAGAATTGTACAAACTGCTGACATGGATCGTGTAATGCCTGGTTATGCATGGGATTTACTGCCGACTAATGGTAAACTCTTAGATAAGTATCGTTCTCATTACTGGCACAACTATTTTAAAGATGAAGGTCGTACACCGTTTGCTGCCATATCCACATCACTAGGTTGTTCATTCGGTTGTAATTTCTGTATGATCAACATTGTGAATCGTACATCACATAGTCCTGCTGTAGCATCCGATTCAAGAGGTATGCGTTTCTGGTCACCCGAATTAATGCTCAAAGAGTTTGAATATCTTTGGGAGTCTGGCGTAAGAACCGTGCGACTTACCGATGAGATGTTTTTTCTAAACAAAAAATATTACGTTCCTATTCTTCAGGGTCTTGTTGATCGTGGAATAAAATTTAACTTTTGGGCATATGCACGTGTTGACTCTGTTCGCAAAGATCAACTTGAGTTGTTCAAAAAAGCTGGCGTAAATTGGCTTGCACTTGGTATTGAAGCAGGAAATCCACAAGTTCGTTTAGAGATTGATAAAGGTCGTTTCAAACAAGTTGATATTCATGATGTTGTTCAAGACATTAAAGATGCAGACATAAACGTATTAGGCAATTACATGTTTGGGTTTCCAGAAGATACACAAGAAACAATGCAAGAAACTTTAGACCTTGCACTTGAGTTGAACTGTGAACATGCAAACTTCTATGCAGCAATGGCATTACCAGGCAGCCCGTTGTATATGGAAGCAGTTAATAATAAATGGGAATTACCACAAACGTTTGATGAGTTTGCGTTTCTTTCATATGACTGTAAACCACTCAGAACAAACTCATTAACTGGTGCTGAAGTATTGAAGTTTCGTGATGATGCTTGGCACAAATACTTTTCACATGAACCATTCTTGAATCTTGTTGAAAACAAATTTGGAATTGATTCACGTAAAAATATTGAAGAGATGTCCAAGATTAGATTGAAAAGGAAAATTCTAGGTGACTAAACAAGAACTTATCGCATTTGAAGATAAGATTGCTGATCATTTCAACAATGGCAGAATTCGTGCGCCAATTCATTTGTACTATGGCAATGAAAATGAAATGATAAAAATCTTCAAAAACATTCGGTCAATAGATTGGGTGTTTTGTTCATGGCGTTCTCACTATCAATGTTTGTTGAAAGGTGTGCCGCCAGATGTTTTAGAAAAAGATATTTTGGAAGGCAAGTCAATCTCACTTTGCTATCCACAATACAACATATACTCATCAGCAATTGTTGGTGGCAATATTCCTATTGCAGTAGGAACTGCGATGGCAATGAAACGTAAAAAGATTGACACAAAAGTATACTGCTTTGTTGGTGACATGACATCAGAATCTGGTATTTTCATGGAAAACTTTAAGTATTCTATCCAACATGAACTGCCTATTAAATTTATTATTGAAGATAATGGCAAATCTGTTTGCACTGATACAAATAAAACTTGGGGTGTATCAGAATCAACATATAAGCATTGTGAACACGAATCCATTTATTACTATGAATATGAAACAAAATATCCACATGCTGGTGCTGGAATGAGGGTACAATTTTGAAATACTTTGACGAACTAAAACGTGCAATGGAAATGCTTGCTGGTGATCCAAGAGTTATCTTTATGGGTCAAGCAGTTGAATATGCTGGTACAGCAATGTCTAACACACTAAAAGATGTTCCTAAAGAACAATTGTTAGAAATGCCTGTGTTTGAAGATACACAAATGGGCATGACATTGGGTTTAGCACTTGCTGGTTATATTCCTGTGAGCATTTATCCACGTTGGAATTTTTTAGTGTGTGCAACAAATCAGCTGGTCAATCACATAGATAAAATTACGATGATGTCCGATTACAAGCCAAGAATTATCATAAGAACTGGCATTGGTTCAGAAAGACCTTTACATCCACAACATCAACATGTCGGTGATTATACAGATGCGTATAGACTTCTTTGCCCAAATATTGATATAATTAGGTTAGAAGAACCTAGACATGTGTATGACGCATACTGCACAGCGTACTTGAGAAGAGATGGCAAAGCAACCATATTAGTAGAGTATGGTGATTATTATAATGAAAAATGATTATATCTAAAACACCGTATCGTTTATCTTTATTTGGAGGTGGCACAGATTATCCAGCGTGGTATGAAAAACACCCATCAAAAATAATCTCTGCTGCTATGGCACATTATTGCTATATAAGTTTGAAGAAGTTACCGCCGTATTTTGAACATGCTAATCGGATCATCTATTCAAAGATAGAAACTGTCAATGACATATCTGAGATAGAACATCCTTCAGTAAGGGAGTGTTTAAAGTATCATGATATATCTAATGGTATTTCTATTAGCCACGACGGCGACCTTCCTGCTCGTTCTGGCATTGGATCATCTTCTGCATTTACTGTTGGACTGATTCACGCTTTACAAACATATCAGAAAAAATTACCTACAGCATATGGTCTTGCTTCAAGTGCTATTGATGTAGAGCAGAATTTTATTGGTGAATCTGTGGGTGTGCAAGATCAGATTACTGCTGCTTATGGTGGTATCAATGTTATTGAACTCTCTAAAGATAACATCAAAGTTTCAACTCTAGACATTCCGTTTCAGTACGAAGATACTTTAGAAAAACATATCATGTTAGGATTTTCTGGCATTGATAGATTGTCAGATGTTCACGCTAAACAACAAGTTGAAAATATCAAATCAGGTAAGTCAGAAAAATATTTGAAAAAAATTCGTGACTTAGCAGATGATGCTTATTGTGCTTTTCTAGGAGAAGAACCAATAGAACAAATCGGTGCGCTTCTTGATATTCAGTGGCATTACAAAAGACAACTTACTAATGATATTACAACCGAATACATAGATAACATTTATCAAAAAGCAAGAGCAGCGGGTGCATATGGCGGTAAACTTATGGGTGCTGGTGGTGGTGGTTTCTTTATGTTTCTTGCATCTCCAGAAAAACATGATATAATAAAACAAGCAATACCTGAAATAAACATATGGGTGCCATTCAAATTTGATTACAGTGGCAGCACGATAATTATGGAGTGATAATGAAGTATCCTTTAATGTCCGACAATATTACTAGAGAAGATTTAGATTTGGTAATAGAACACCTAAAAAAAGATAATCCAAAACTTACAAACGGTCCAGAGTGCCGTGCTTTTGAAGAAGCATGGAGTAAATGGTTGGGCGTAAAGTATTCAGTCTTTGTAAACTCTGGTGCTTCAGCAAATCTCTTGTCAATGACAATGTTGAAGATCAAACATCCAGAAGGTGGTGAAGTTATCGTACCACCATTCACATGGGTATCTGATATTGCATCTATCATTCAATGCGGTTTTACTCCGGTGTTTGTTGATATTGATTTAGATACATTGGGTATGAATACTGACGGTATCATCAATGCCATTACAGATAAGACACGTGCAGTGTTTCTTACGTATGCACAGGGCTTTGATTGCTTGACAGACAAGCTTTTGGAAGAATTGAGAAATAGAAATATTCCTTTGATTGAAGATGTGTGTGAATCTCATGGTGCAACACACAATCACAAACTACTAGGTAGCTTTGGTTGGATGTCAAACTTCTCATTTTATTTTGCACATCACATGTCAACGATTGAAGGCGGTATGGTTTGTACAAATGATGAAGAAGTTTATCACACAGTTCGTATGCTTCGTTCACATGGTATGGTACGTGAGTGTGGCTCAGAAGATATGTCTAATGAGTACAAGAAAAAATATCCAGATTTGAATCCTGATTTTATCTTTGCATATCCAGCATACAATATGCGTAATACTGAAATTGGTGGTATACTTGGTCAAAATCAGTTGAAACATTTGGATGAAAATGTTACACTAAGAAATAAAAATCTGTTCCACTTTTTGTCTAAGTTAGATCAGAGAAAATATAAAGTAGATTTCAGATTGATAGGTTGTAGTAATTATGCATTCAATATTGTATTACAACATGACTACTGCACAGAATTTTTTGTAAACAGATTGATGGGTAAGATGCGTGATGAAGAAATTGAATTCAGAAGAGGCTCTGCTGGTGGTGGTAATCAGTTACGCCAACCATATTTGAAAAACATTGTGCCAGAGAAACACTACAAGAATTTTCCAAATACAGATCATATGCACTTCTATTCTTTCTACATCGGAAACTATCCAACGCTGAAAGAATCACAGATCAACGAAATCGTAAACATTTTGAATAGGGTATAATATGGGACAGTGGCGAGTATTAGTAACTGGTGGAGCCGGTTACATTGGATGTATTTTAGTAGAATATCTGTTGCAGATGAATTGTAAAGTTACTGTTCTAGATAACTTTATGTTTCGTCAAAGTGGTTTGAATCATCTTTGCGAAAACAAAAATCTAACAATAGTAAATGGAGATATCCGTAATCCAGCACACATGACACCACTGCTGAAAGAAGCAGACATTATTATTCCTCTTGCAGCATTGGTTGGTGCGCCACTCTGTAACAAAGATGTTGTTGGTGCAGATACAACAAATAAAGATGCAATGTTTTGGATGTTGAAGAACATATCAAACGAACAGCGCATCATCATGCCAACAACAAACTCAGCATATGGCACTGGTGATGA